AGGCGTAGTAGCAACCGTGGTCGGCGGTAAAGGCGCTGCAGGCTCTAACCCTTGCCAAACGGTAATTGGCGCTGGGCGCATCTCGGCCGGGGTTGGTGCTGGGGGTTTGTGTAGTACGAAGATTGACGTGACGCTAATAAATAGCGATACGGCAAGTTTGGTAATGAATGTCATAAGTGACCTACTTTCTCGGTAGGTCTATAACCCTAGACGGGTTTTGATGGTGATGTGGGGAATACTCCGAAAACCGTTATCCAGCGCTGTTTTGCGATCATTGCGTCGTTGGCTACGTGCGGGTCAATCTCGATGTGATACCAGTCGCCCTGCTCGACTGACGGTAATGGTTGCCATGTACCGCGATCGCATTTCCACGACCGTTGCAATGCGTAGTCAATTACAAGTTGTATGCCCAAATGGTCTGCATTTTCTAAACATTTGACAATAAACGCTAGTGACGTTTTGCGGCCGTCTTGTTTGCCTAACTTTTTTTGATTTAGCCAACGGTACGACAAGTCCATTGCTAGCCCTCGAGCGTGGTTGCTGATCGTGCCGGGTCGGTTGCGTATGTCGCGGTTAACAAATGTGCCGTTGTTCCACAAAGTACCGTTGCTGTGTTGGCAACAAAGTTTTGCCCATTCGGTTGTGCCAGCCAACGCTGCTTTAACGACTGGTTGTTGCGTAATTGTGTACGGTCTATTCGGCATCGTTTTTTGCTTTGTTTTTTATGCCGTTTGACGCAACAATGCCAGCCAACGTACCTGACAAAAACGTGACGATCGTTGCCATAAGTGAAATAAATTCTTTGTCGTTTGGTGCTTGTTCCATAGGTTGCGATATAAATAGCAGGCCGTACACAAAACCAATTACTACTACGGCAAATACGACTGCCAGTAATACGCCGACGGTTACGACCATTCGAGCGTGTAATTCGTTTGGTGTGTATCTGTGCCGGGTCATGGTGTTATGCCGCAACGATCAGGTACGTTGCAGTTATTTAGTGTCATGTTTTTGACGCGTGACTTAACGGTAAGTGTGTTGTCGCGTGTTGTTTCGCAAGCGGTCAACATAAGTACTAACGCAAACAACCTGTATCGCATTGCATTATTGCTCGTCGTAAAGCTCGATTGGGTCAGGTATTGGTGGCGGTACAAATTCGCCGTACTCGCCTAATTGCGCGTCAAATGTCCAACCTGCTGACGCGTAACAACCTCTAAAATTTGCGTGATAACTGGTTTGCAACCAGTCGCCCGACAAACCTAATGACGCTATAAATGCTTGGCCTATTGGTTCGCTTTCGGGAAAATCGCCGCCGTCGCAGTCATCATTTGATACAACGATGACGCTGGTTACTGTGTTGTTTTCTATTTTTGCAAAGTGTGCCATAATTAAACCTTGTACCTTATGTAGCAAACGCCGCTACCGCCGTTACCTGTTGTAACTACGCCTTTACCGCCGCCGCCGCCTTGACCTGTGTTAACGCCACCGTTTGGCGGTGTTGTATCTGCTGACCCTGCCACGCCACCTGTTGCAGCCGCGCCACCACTTACGCTGCCGCCACCGCCGCCGCCTTGCGCTCGATATGTTGCACTACCGCCAATAAATGCGCTGATGTCATATCCTGCGCCACCCTGACCACCCGTAGTTGATGACCCATTACCGCCACGAGCGGACTGTCCGCCACCGCCACCACCATTTGTTTGTGCGCTACTGTCGCCGCCACGATAACCAACTAACGCATTTTCTGTGCCTGCCGCTGTTTGACTGTTACTACTACCAATGCCGCCACCAATATGTGCTAGTGGTTTAGCCGACCCGTCGCTAACTTCAAGATTACCGACTGCGCCAACATTAAACGGCGAAGCCGCGCCGATAATAGTTGCCGTTGCTTGACTAAATGGCCCGTTATAACTATAAATTGCACCGCCTGCGCCGATCGTTATTGTTTGGTTCGCGCTTAAATAAATTGAACCCGAAACAACTTGACCAGCGCCGCCGCCACCATTTGAATATGTGGCGCTAATGTAAATTGAACCGCCACCGCCACCAATAGCAAGAAAATCAAAAAACCCTGCTTTGGTAACCGTCAAAGTGCCAGTCGAATTAAACTGCAAATACTCGTAATTTACGCCACCAATAGTAACCGCTGTTGGCGAACCAATACCGCCCGTGGCTGTACCGTAAGCCGGTGAGCCACCGCTAAAAAAAATAGCAGCACTAGCACTCGTAAAATAAAGCGTGCCACCTCCCCATTGTGCCAACGCCAAAGAGCCAGCGGTTGTTACCGTTGCCGTGCCTGCCGTGATCGTGCAAGTCGATGACGAAATATTTTGTATAAACAAAGTATCGCCCGCATTAAACAAACTTGTGTTAACCGTAACTGTGCTTGCACCTGATACGTTCATCACAATTCGAGTGCCTTTATCGGCCGCAACAAGTGTGTAACTAGCGGTTTTGGTGCTGACCGTTTGGTTGTAATCGTTTGCTTGCAAACTGTTCATTTGCGCGGCCGTTAAAACCTGCCCTGCGGTAAATGTTTGTATCGCCATAAACCCCTACTTTAACCTAGCCCGTTGTCAGCGGAGATGATACCAAACGAGGGGTCGTCAAGTATCAGCTCGTTTAACACGATCACGGGCGACGTGTAATAAATGACGCTATGACCTGTATTGACGTTGATCGTGTGTTCAATACCCTCAATGGCTAGGTTTTGGGCTAGCGCGGCTGGGGTTGTGCCGGGGGCAAACGACTTCTCAATCGTGATCGTGTCAGATATGTCAAGCGTCGCAACCGTGTCACGTTGGGCGCTGCTCAACATTGCAAACGATGTCGCTAACGACGTGTATCTTGGCTCAGGGTTAGGGTCAAGCAAATATGTTGCCAAGTCGAGCGCGGCCGTATTGTTGTGCAACAAACTGTTTGTAATGCTGTAAGTCTGTATAAAGTACGTTGCCTGACTGCCAACGTCGTCAACGATCTGTGGGTTGTTGCTACCGAGTATCTGTACGACCGCGCGATTGGTTACTTGATCGGCCTCAAATGTTATGCCAACACCGTTATACGGAATGTTTGTACCGTCATCGTGGAAATCGGCTACGGCTGGGTCAAGTGTTGTGCCTATGCGCGGCGTAAACACAATGTCGCCGTCACGTGACATATATAGCCGACCTTGTTCAGCCTCGTTGACCTGCGACAAATAGCCCAAAACGTTTGTGCCTTGCTCGATCGTAAACGCGGCCGCGCCACCAAGCGTTTGTGTGCCTGTATTTATGTCACGGTTAGCGACGGGAAATGCAACCTCGGGTCGGTCAAGTATCGCCGACACACGTACGCTCGACAATTCCTCGCTGACGTTGTACTCATCTAAATATGTTTGCGATAACAAATAAAAATCGTCGGCACAAAACACCGTAACCGTATCCAAACCACCAAGCGCAAAATTGTAATCAAAATTAACGATCTTGCCGACAAACAAATACTCTTTGACGTTTGTCGCGCTGTATCGAGACAACCGCACCGACCGCATAGGTGCTAAACCCGGTTTAGCGTTAGGCGTGTCGTAGTAGGGGCTTGCCTCGTCAAACGGCATAAAGATACCGTCGGTGTCAAGCATGGTAAACGACATAGTGCCAGCACCGAACTGGTCGCCCTGATCGCGTCGCCCTCGACGCACATACACCTGATTAACGCCGTCAAGCACACTTGCAAACTCGGTCGTACCGTCAAGCACATATTGAGTGTTATCAAGTTTGCCCTCAGGGTCTGCGTCAAGCAAAAACCCGTTTTGAATAAACCCTGTGTCAATCTCTAAGTCATAATTGCCACTTGCAACAACTGACACGCTAGCCATTAGACCGCTATCTGTAGATCGAGTGGCCCTGATACGCGCTGGTAGGCAAGCAAACTATCTAACACGCTTTGACCGATTTCGGCGCTAGTCGAAATACCGCCCGTGACGTTGATCGTTACAGGAGACGCGCCACGCGCTGCGATACGTTCAGCCATACCAAATTCTGTTAGCGCGCCTTGTATGGTCATTAGATCGCCGCCGCCACCAACACCGCCGCCGCCACCACCAGCACCGCCACTACCGCCACCACCAGCGCCACCGCCAATGATCGGGGCAATACTTGGAATAGACGCGCCTGCCTCTCGAGCCATACGGTCAGCCGTACGCGTATCGCTTGTGACGGCCGTAGCACCACCACTACCGCCACCAATACGACCCAACGAAATTGTTGGCAACGGGTTGATGTCACTAAACGGGTTGATCAAATTTATGCCGCGAATAATAAGGTTTATTGCACCAATAAACGAATTTGCAAACGTTTCAAACCCTGCGATCAGGCCGTTTAGCACCGTGTTGACAATCGTGCGAAATGTCTCAAATTTTGTGTAAGCAAACGTCAACGCGGTAACTAGCGCCGCAATACCGACCGCGATTAAACCGAACGGGTTTAACGCCATTGCGATATTGACCGCAACGATCGCCGCTGCGACTGCTGAGATTGTGCCGGCAATAATCAAAAACGCTGTTGGGTTGCGTTGCGCCCAGTCAGCCATTGCTTGCAAATATGGCAACACTTTTTGCAACACGGGTAGCAACGCCGCACCAATGCTTTCTTGTGTTTCAGCCAAACTGTTTTTTAGTATCTTAAATTTGCCTGCTGCGGTTTCTGCTGATCGTGCGGCCGCGCCACCAAAATTGTCGTTTAACGCCATCATTACGACATCGAGCGACGCGCCTTCTTTGATTAGCCCAGCCATTTCGGGCGACAACGCACGTAGCCCCTTCATGTTGCCGGCATAGGCTTTTGCCAAAGCGTCGCTGACTGTGACTAGGTCGGTATTTGTACTTATTGCCACGTCTTGAGCGAGCGTTAGCGCTTCAGTTGCTTGACCAACATCTTTAGTACCAACAAGCAACGCGGCAAACGCTGGCCGTAACTCGCTGTCAGCCGTACCAGTCGCCCTCGACATCGCTGCGATCATGTTCTCGGTTGCTGCAACTGTTGCGTCAGTAGCGCCAACGACGTTTTGCATAGTGTTAGCCAAAATTGCTTGCTGTTGCTCATCTTCGGCTGCCGCTTTTGCAGCCAAGCCAAGCGCACCTGCAACCGCCGTAATCGCAGCCGCCGCAGGTACAGCCGCCTTACGAATAGCAAATTGTGCTTTTTCGCCAACCGTTTCTAACTGTTTAAATTCGCGGATTGCGCGGTCAATTCCTTTTCCGTCAAATTCTGAGACTATTGGTATAGATAGTGCCATGTCTATAACTCGCTTTGCACGGTACGCATAGTTTTAGCAATCATCTTTGTCATCTCTGCTTCGATACCGCGTCGCGCTTTATACACCGCCGGGCCGATCAGTCGAGTGCGACCAGCGCCAACAAACCCGAGCGCGTTACCTAACTTGTTTGCGTTTGCGCGACCTGCCGTTTCAAACACGGCTGCCGCAACATCTTTTTGTTCAATCAGTATTA